TTAATGCCCTGCCATCTTTTGCTTCAATGAATGCAACCCCTTTTGATTGAAAAGGAAATAATTTGCCCTTTAACCCAGGAATCTGTATTTCGGAAACATCATTTACAGTAACTGGTATTTTAACATGTAATTGTAAATTTGGATCAATAATAAATCCCCATTCCTGTAATTTTGAGATATTATCAGAAGTAACAGGACAAATCCAGTATTTACCATCAGGATTAAATCTACGATCTGGGAGTGATTTAACCTGCTCAACGGTTTTCATATCAAAAGGAAATTCAATACGGATTTTGTTTTCCCCAAATAATATGGCAGTTTTTTGTTTCATATCAATTTTTATAATTCCAAACTAATAAACGAATCTGATGATCTAATACAGCCTGTTTTGCCAACCGACAATTAACCATGCAACGGGTCATCAATAATTCATAAGTTGCTTTCAAAGTAGCTAAACAAGGGTTCTCAACCCTCATACAAAGAGAATAAACCCACCGTTGATCCCCAGCAAATACATTGTTCGGGGATAGGTAAGGTTTCATAGATTGTTCAATGTTCAAACTCACCCGGAGTTTTATACCCTCTGAATCAAATTCTATGTGTGAATTCGGGAAGGCTTCTGCTGTGAAAAAAGTAGGAGTGTACATAATTTATTCAATTTTGATTCCAGTGATTTCAAAAAACACAGCAGCATCAAAATTTGGAAGTGCTTTTAATAAAGCAATATCATATTCAGAAGCATTTTTGAATGAATTCTGCCAAGCTTCTTTGTAGTCAAAGGTTTTTAAATAACCGTCACAAACGAATGCTTTTGGGTATTGTGTTTTTTCTTCATCCGACATATCATTAAAGGAAACCCATTGACATAAATTAAAATAAATGAAATCTGGTTTATTGCAGTTTTCCCAAACAGTGCTTTTACACAGTTTGTTAAATACCCTGACAACATCTGCCTGAATAGAGTTAAAGAATCCTGTTTCAAAATCACAAGCATTAAAATCACCTGAATTGCTGTTACCTGAATTTCTGTTACCTGAATTGCTGTCACCTGAATTTTTGTCACCTGAATTGCTGTAACCTGAATTTCTGTTACCTGAATTGCTGTAACCTGAATTTCTGTAACCTGAATTTCTGTCACCTGAATTGCTGTAACCTGAATTTCTGTTACCTGAATTGCTGTAACCTGAATTTCTGTAACCTGAATTTCTGTCACCTGAATTGCTGTAACCTGAATTTCCTAATCCGGTGTTATTAGCCCCAGTGTTCACTAATTGAAGAACTTCCAACCAAGTAATTTCACGAACCACTTTTATATGGTTTGAACATTCTTTCTCCTCAGGAGTGCCAACAATAATACCCAATACCTCAATTTCGGCTACATGATTTTTTGGGTCAAAATCATAATATTTAAAGCAGTTTGCTGGGTTTTGGCAGAAGTGAAAACCTACTTCACAAAAAATAGGATTAACATCTAATTTATATTCTTTCCCAACTTCAAATTGAAAACCATAACAAGTCCAATCCGAATTAAATACTTTGTATGCTTTCATAATAATAGAGTTTTGATTAAACGTTTATAGATTACAAATTGTACCAGCACCAAGAATCGAACTTGAAAACCGTATTATTTTGGTTCCAACCAAGACTGCTGATAAATAAATGCCCGTCACGCCGATAGCACAGCAAAAGCAATCAATTAATTAAAATATAAGATCAACATCCACATTAACACCATCATCAATCCTACAATGCCATTTTCCGTCATCACCTTCAATTGTGACTTCAGTTTCTTTATGTTTTCCGTATTTTGAAAATATAGAATAAGTAAATTCTGTTTTTCCACAAATATAAATACCAGTAGAGTCTATACGAACTTCAATAAATTGTGCTTCCATAAAAATAAAGTATTAAAGGATTAATAAATAAGATCAAATAATATATAATCTTGCTCTATGTTAAACTCTTCGTGTAGTATTTCTTCAGGATAAGCATTCTCTTCGTAAATCCTTTGACGGGCAATTTCAATTAATTCATCAGCTTCTGCACTGGTTAATTCATCCCGTTCCATAATGGTTTCTTTTAGGCTTTTCATTGTATTAATCTATTTTCAAATAATTCATCTCTTTCATCAGCGTCTAGGCTTAAATAACAGTCTATTTCACATTGTAACATATCAATACTAACAGGTTCTGATATTGAAAGATAGAACTCATTAATAACCCCCTCGGGAAGATAATTTCCAGATCTTAAGTTATGATCAGACATTCTGAGTGTGAAAAGAAACACCCCGTTTTGGGATACATTAAGATAACATGTGTTATTACAGTTAATATAATCATAACTGCCATCGAAACCTATTTTTTTTAAGTTTAAGATGGTTTGTACAACTGAATCCTTGCTGTTCATATCGTAAATTTATTAGCTCCAACTTTCTGAATCGTTGGAAAGTATTGTTTTGCAAATTCTAAAAATTCGTAGTCATCCCAATAAAGGAATCGTTTAAACATGATTTCTTGCTGTCCCTTAGTTTCGTAAATCATGTTGAGTAGGTCTCTGCGGGCGTAGATCATGCTTGTAAATATTGAATCAATTCAGTTTTTTCAATATCAATAAAAATACCAGATTTGAATACACAATAATTTACTTCTGTGTTTTTTGGTTGTCTGTAATCTTTTTGCCCATAGGCGTAAACAGCATTTTCAATAGGATTAATTACAAATAATTCGCCAGCTTCTCCCCCATTGTATTTACCAGTGTATCCACCAATTTTTTGAGAAAAGTCAATTTTTGCTGTATTTTTATCAACTAAGGCAACCCAAGGATTTGAATAACGTCTTTCGTTAAATGCGGAGTAAGTTGTAATTGTTTTCATAATATAGAATTTAAAATTGTTTGTAAATAAATTTAGGTTAAAAATAGTAAAGGGAAGCTGAATCGAACAAGCTTTACAACCATTCCCTCTAAAAACGTATCCATCCTTAATTTCCTATTCTCATTACCACCGAACCTATAAATCAACTCGTGAAAAGCGTAAAGTGAATAAAAGTAGCTGCTACGAACAACTTGAAATTTATTGAGCCGGAAATTTACTTTTGGATTTATGAAGAAATATTGAGAATTAAAACTTTGGCTTTTCCCTACTTTATTACGTTTGGTACTTCTTACGGCTGAACCCCTTCATTTCGGTTATCAGCTAACTATCAGGGTTTTAAGTGACCCTTTCCGCTGTTCTAACTCCAAAAATTCAATGAACTAATTATGATGTAAATATAAAGACTTTTTTTTAAAAAACTAATGTTTTGGATAATTTTTTTTAAAAAATAATTACTTTTTTTAAATAAACTTTTTAACCCTTTATAAATAACCCATTTAAAAAACTTAATTTTAAGTTTTCAAACACAAAATTCCATGCGTATTCCAAAAAATAATAGTTATAATAGGAATAATTGTAAGTTATCTAAAGAAATTCTGGAACTAACTTATAAATTTATGTTACTTGGTGCAAATGAAGCACAATTAGCAGATGCATTAAACGTATCAAAACCTACAATAGATTATTGGAAACAACAAAAACCTGAATTTCTACAAGTATTAAAAGCAGGAAAAATAGAAGCAGATGCAAACGTGGCAAAAGCTCTTTATCATCGTGCACTTGGTTATTCACATCCAGATACAGTAGTTTTAACAAATACAGTAAGAACCTATAATAATGAAGGAAAAGTAATAGAATCCCATGTAGAACCATTATTAGTCCCAATGATTAAATATTACCCACCAGATTCATACGCAGCAAATAAATGGCTTTCTTTAAGACAAAGAGAACTTTGGAATGATGTAACCCAGATAAATATTAATCATTCAGGATCGGTAAATCTAAACTACCTACAACAAATAGAAAATCCAGAAATGGTAACAGATCAAGAATTAATGTTAGCACTGAATAAAGGAATGGAATTAGCCTTAATAAAAAACAATGCAGCAGCAAATAATTAAATCACAACGAATGAAACCTATTCCAACAGAAAAAGAAGGAATACAAGAGACTAAAACCAAAATAATACATTGGTTAATAGAAAATCCATATTTAGCTCAAAGGGAGTTAAACAATAGGAGATTCTTTTATTTTGTTCGTTGGGCATGGTCAGAAATATCATCAGAAAAATTAGAAATAAACTGGCACATGGAATATATCTGTGATGTGTGTCAGGAAGCAGTAGAAAGAGTAGGAATGAACCTGCCTAAATTAGAGGATATAGATATTAATGTTCCACCAGGATCAACCAAAACAAGTATAGTAGCAATACTATTAAATGTGTGGTGTTGGACACGTTGGTACTGGATGAAGTTTATTACAGTAACCTATGGAAGTGATTTAAGTATAGAGTCAGCAGATAAGACAAGGGATTTAATAAGATCAGATAAATTTCAAGCAATATACCCAGAATTGGAGATAAAACAGGATAAAGAGGCAATTGGTAACTTTAGGATAATTAAGAAAGAACAGGTTGTGCCAGGTCGTTTACCAAGGATTCAATATGGTGGAACAAGACTATCAACTTCAGTAGGTGCAAAGGTTACTGGATTCCATGGGCATGTTATAATTGTTGATGATCCTATTGACCCAGAACATGCATATAGTAAAGGACAAATAGATACTACAAATCGTTGGTTAGATCAAACTCTATCAACTCGGAAAATAAATAAGGCTGTTACACTCACCATAACAATTATGCAACGGGTTGCTCAGAATGACCCTACCGGGCACCACCAATCTCAACCGGGATTAAAAATAAAACATATTTGTCTACCTGGAGAAATCTTTGATGGCTCAGAAAATGTAAAGCCACAGGAATTGGTCGAAAAGTATAAAGATGGATTATTGGACCCTGTTCGTTTATCAGTTCCTATTCTGGAAGAGATGAAAGCAAAATTGGGTCAATACGGTTATGCTGGACAAGTATTACAAACCCCAACACCTGCTTCTGGTGGCATGTTCAAAGTGGACCATTTCAATTTAGTTGAACAAATGCCTACTGAAACAAACGTTATTGAGATAGTCAGGTATTGGGATAAAGCAGGAACAAAGGAACAAGCAGATGGGAAAGGGAAAGCCTGTTACACGGTAGGAACTAAGATGGCACGATTAACTAATAATCGTTTTGTTGTTATGGATGTAAAACGAGGTAGGTGGGCATCAGAAGAAAGAGAAGATATAATCCTATCTACTGCAAAAACAGATGGGGTTAATGTAAAAATATATTACGAACAGGAACCGGGGTCGGGTGGTAAACAATCAGCTGAGGCTACAACTAAAAATCTAACTGGATTTGCTGCGTATGCCGATCTACCACATGGAGACAAAGTTTACCGAGCCGACCCGTTCTCTGTTTCGGTTAATTCAGGGCAGGTATCATTATTAAAAGGAGAATGGAATAAGGAATATCTGGAAGAGTTCCGTTTTTTCCCATTTTCGATGTATAAAGATCAGGTTGATGCAAGTTCTGGGGCATACAGCAAATTGACTGGAAGTAAACAGGTAGAAATTTATGGTAGGAGGTGACCAATGAGACTTGGAATAGCTACAAATGGAAGATCATGCGAATATAAGATGCAAGAGGTATTTAAACTCTGGCTTAATAAAAAAGGTTTATCTTTTAAAGATGAATTGCGGGTACCAGAAGTTCATAGGATTGCCGATTTTGTAGTGTTAAAACCGGGAAAAGGTTTGATTAATGTAGAAGCTAAATGTAATGATTTTGATTGTATGCTGAAACAACTAAAAGATCACGCTACATACTGTAATTATTCATTTGCATACATTCCAGATTTCTGTCGTACTCCTAAATGGTTTAAGAAACAGTTAATGGAATTAGGGTATGGTTTACTAATTTATAATTGGGATCATAAAATAATTACAGAAGTGTTGGAAGCACACCAGAACAAAATAACGAATGACGAATTACGGGCACGAGTCATTAAAAAAATAAGAGCATGAGAACAAAACCAAATAAAGAGATACAAGTAAACGAATCAACCCCTTTAACGGGTAATTTATCCACAAGGTTTGGTTTAGCAAATACATTAGGTGTTTCATTCAACGGGATGAGAAACCTATATGATGTTCTCGGTTATCCTACTACTTTACAGTTCCGGGATTTCTTGGCCCAGTATTTTCGTCATGGTATCGCTAAGGCTATTATTAACCGTCCTATTCAACGCACTTGGAAAGGTGATGTGCTAATCATTGAATCGGATGATAATAAGGAAACACCACTGGAAACAGCTTGGGTAGAACTTGAAAACGAATTAAAGATAAAGAGTAAATTAATACGGTTAGATAAATTAACCGGGTTAGGACAATACGGGGTTTTACTATTAGGTTTCTCAGATGTGAAAGAAACTGCTGATTTGATTAAACCTATTGTACCAAGTAAGACAAATAAATTACTATACGTAAAACCTTTCTCACAGAATGATGCTACTATAAACACATACGAAACAAATCCAACAAATCCACGTTACGGGCTTCCATTAATCTATCAGATTAATATAGGTAATGCAGATGGAACAGCACAACAGACTATACAGGTACATGAAAGCCGTATTATTCACGTGGTGGATGAACCTTTGGAATCTGAAATTGCATCTTGTTCTCGCTTGGAAGTAGTGTTCAATAACTTAAAGGACTTGGAAAAGATTGTAGGTGGTAGTGCTGAAATGTTTTGGAAAGGAGCAAGACCAGGAATGCAGGCAGATGTAAAAGAGGGATTCACAATGGGTGCTCCTGAGAAAGCTGCTCTGGAAGATCAGTTTGATGAGTTTGAACATAACCTACGGAGAATCCTACAGACAAAAGGAATAGACCTAAAGGAATTAACTACACAGGTGACTGATCCAAAGACGCATGTTGATATACAGTTAATGATGATCAGTGCTGTTACAAATATCCCGGTTAGAATATTAGTTGGTAGTGAACGAGGTGAATTAAGTTCAGGGCAGGACGCTGATGAATGGAATGCCTATTGTACAAGTAGGAGAAAAGAGTTTGCAGAACCTTATATAGTGCGTCCTTTAGTTGATCGTTTAATACAGGTTGGAGTACTCCCAGAATCAGGGAATAAAACGAACCCTAAAAAATACACAGTACAATGGGAGGAACTATTTACCCAATCCGAAAAAGATAAAGTTGATGTAGGTAAAGTTCGTTCGGAAGCTATTAAGAATTATGTAGGAGCTGAATCAGTCATGCCACCAGAAGCATTTTACGAATTCTGTTTAGGTATGACACAAGATCAGATTACGTTGGTAATGGAAATGATTGATCAATACAAGATCGAGGAACAGAAAGAACTGGATGAAGAAGAAAAAATACGGGATGAATACCTAAAACAAGGTTTAGATGAGAATGGAAATCCTTTACCGGTGAATCCTGTACAAAATCAGCCTGTAGAATTAATTGAAACGGGTGAAGTAATACCTACACCTAAGAAATAAAATAAGGGCTTAAAACGCCTTAAAATAGGGTTAAAATTAAAGAGTATGAATATAGTTAGATCAAACGATGAAAGTGTATTGGAGTTTATTCGTTCTTTAGGGATTGAAACGCCAAGATTAGCAAAGGTTACTATTATTATAGAGGTTGGAAAACCCGTAATGATAGAAACCATTTCTTATTCGAAAGAATTAAAAATGCCAGAAAATCATGTTTATCAATTATATGAAAGTACTGTAGAAGATTTGTCTGGATATACACCAATGATAGATAACACTAACCCAATACCACCTGATTCAGGTTCACAAGTATGATAATAGATGATTTAAATATTGAAGCAATTATAGCAATTTCTAAATTGTCAGATTTATATGAAGATTTAAACGGATGATAGCAGTAAAGACATATAAAAAGAAACAAGAACGGGTGGATTATAAATCCCTAATAGTAGTCAATAAGGCTACTCAGAATTATGACCCTACCCGAACAACTGTTCTACGTTCTCAGTTTATGAAGAACATGGATAGGCGTTTTGTTTCTTTAGGTCGTTTGATCAAACAGGCTATTATTGAGGATGACGTATTTGGATTGATTGAACCAAAACACACGTTAGTAAAGATTATTAATGTAAATGCTGATACTCCGGGAAAAGAAGCATTCAAATTTTCTACTTCTCAGGACAAAGTTTCTCAGTTTATGAAGTGGTTAAAGGAGCAGGAAAGAAAAGGGTTGCTTAATACAACTACTATAAACACTTCTGGAACTCCTATTGAGAAGGCTTGGACAGATCAATACATTCAGGATTCCTATAAACGTGGAGTGACCCGGGCAAGATATGAGATGGGAGCTGCTGGAATGGGAACCCCTGGAATAGAGGAAACAGGTGGTATTTCAGCAAGTATGTCTACTCCGTTCCACATGGATAGGGTTGGAATGCTATATGCACGTACATTTGAGGACTTAATAGGAATTACAGCACAAATGGATTCCGCTATCAGTCGCATCCTATCACAGGGAATGGTTGATGGGGATGGCCCACGAAGTTTAGCTGGTAAAATAGTAGATGCTACCGGGGTATCACGACGTAGGGCAATGACTTTAACACGTACCGAAATAATAAGGGCTCACCATTCCGCTATGGTTCAGGAATACAAGAACTGGGCTGTTGAGGGGGTGGTTGTTAAGGCTGAATGGGTTACTGCTGGGTTTAATGTTTGCCCTGAATGTTTGAAACTTGAAAAAGGTGGTGATAATGGGGTTTATTCCTTGAATGAGATTGAAGGAATGATACCAGCACACCCGAATTGTAGATGTATGGCACTTCCGACAATGCCTGAGAAGGGTGTTAAGACTATTGAGAAGGTTCAGGAAAGTGTAAATAATGTTTGGAAGGGCGTGGCAGATTTACCAGAAAATCAAATTGCAGGCACTGTGGAATCAATTCTAAAAGAAGCACAAATACCCTATCAAAGAAATCTATCACATATTTGGGGGAGTGATTATTGGACTATTGGTAAACAAAGATATAGAATTGCTGATCATGCTAAACCTTCAAAAGAAATGTTTACTGGAATTGATGTTAGAAGTCATAAAGCGTTTGTTGAAAAATTACAAGTTAGAAAAGATTTAGATTTTTCAAGTAAAACAGAAATGGAAAAACTTTTTAAAGCTTCTGTTGAAAAAGATATAAAAGTAATTGATGAAGTTTATTACGATTTGGGAGATTTGGGAAAATTCAATTCTTTAGAAAATGCTGAAAAGTATAAGGTATACATGGGAAGTAAGTATAAAGATGTAATCCCTAAAAAGATAAGTAAATTGGAATATATACCAGAAGATGGTGTTGTTTTCAAAGACAAAGAAGCTGCCTTAGATTATTTATGGAGAAAAGAGAAATCAAAATGGTAAACGATATGGAAACCTACTCAAATAAAGAAATAGAAACCTACCAGATACTGGAAGAAACAATAGATGGTGTAAACTATCTTATTGCTCCGGTAGTGATGATGGTAGAGGGTGTACATCGTGGGTCACATGGTCCACTATTTCACCCAGCAACTGAACTAAGCAAATCAGCTTCATTCTGGGAAGGTATTCCGGTTGTAATTAATCACCCTCAGGATGAAACAGGCAATTATATCTCTGCAAATTCAGTTCAGGAAAAAGTTGTTGGGTACGTTTGTGAACCAAAGATGGAAGGCAAGAAACTGAAAGCAAAGATTCGGGTAAATGTTGATAAAACATCTGTTCATTCCCCAACCACAATAGCAGCACTAAAGGCAAATAAGGTTCTGGAAGTTTCTATTGGAGTTTTTACAGATGAGGTAAAAGAAGAAGGGGAATGGAACGGGGAAACCTATACAGCACGGGCAACAAATCATAAACCAGACCATCTGGCAATCCTACCTACAGATCAGGGTGCTTGTTCAGTTACGGATGGTTGTGGAATTAGAGTAAATAAATTACAAACTAATAATAAGGAGGGTATGACGAATGAAGACATAACAATGCAGAACAGTTTGCTGGTAGACTTTAGAAGTTTGCAAGTAAATCAATTGAGTTACTCAGATATTCAGAATTTAGTATGGAACAGACTCCATGCGATGAAAGTAGAAGATTCACAAGGAAACGAATTGAAAGAATGTTGGCCTGAATCAATCTACGACAAATATCTAATATACCGGGAACGTACACAGGTTGGTAAAGAATTAATTCATAAATTCTATCAACAGAATTACACTATAACAAACGATCAAATTGAATTTACAGACGCTCCAGTGGAAGTCGTAAAGGAATTGAAATATAAAGTTGTTCAAACAAATAAAGAAGGAGGTCAGGAAATGGCAGAAAAAGTACCGTGCCCAAAAGGTACGATTTGCAAGGAGTCAAAAGTTGAAGCACTCATTGCAAACAAATTAACCACCTACACTTTAGAGGACAAAGAAATGCTAATGGGATTGGATGAAACCGTTATTGATAAGATGACACCAATCGAACCAGAAGCAGTAATTGTCAATAAAGAGGTTCAGGTGCCAGCAGTTTATAAAACTGTTGATGAGTTTCTACAAGCAGCCCCAGAAGAAATTCGGGATTCGTTGCGTACTGGTTTAGTCTTAAATGAAGAAAGACGCACAAACCTTGTTCAATCCATCCTTACCAATTCGGTACAGGGTACTTGGAATGAAGATGAATTAAAAGGAAAGAATACAGCAGAACTTGAGAAATTAAGTCGTTCGTATCCTGCCCCTGTCAACTATTCAGGTCTTGGTAACAAACCTGCTGTACAGGTGAACACCGCAGATCTTGTATTGCCAATTGGTGTGAAATAACCTTAAAAACGAAAAAAGATATGGCAAGAAACACTATTAAAATTAAAAACTACTCAAACGTATTTGAGGAATATGTAGCTGCTGCTGCAATTATCCCTGGTATGTTAATTGAGTTAATTGCTGCTGGGACAGTGCAGGCTCATAGTT